CTTAGGCAGTCATGCGTCCATGGTTGCTTCAAGCACCATCCGTGTAAACTGCATTTCCAAAAACTCAATGTCTGTTTGTTCTTGAGGGTGACCACCAGGCCACTGCTGTTTATACATACGTAGAGCGTCTCGGATTATACGGGCGGCTCCGTCAGATACTTGAACGTCAAACATAGATGAACGTACGAATGAATTACTTGCCTTTATAACCACGCATAAACTCAATAGCCTGATTGGTTTTTTGAGTGCGTTGTTTTAGTTTATGAAAGAGCCCAACATGACTAGGCATTTGCTTGGGCTTGTTTTCTTTTTTAGGTTTACCCATTGTATTAACCAATAGTAGGAGCAATGAGAGCAACAGAAGTAGTCTCAGCAGCTGCCAGGTCCAAGGGGAAGTTGTGTGCATTACGTTCGTGCATTACTTCAAAGCCAAGGTTGGCACGGTTGAGAATATCAGCCCATGTGTTTACCACATGACCTTGACTCTCAGTAATGGACTGGTTGAAGTTGAACCCGTTGAGGTTAAAAGCCATGGTGGAGACGCCGAGGGCGGCAAACCAGATTCCCACGACGGGCCACGCTGCGAGGAAGAAGTGAAGTGAGCGAGAATTGTTAAAAGATGCATATTGGAAAATCAACCGTCCAAAGTAACCGTGGGCAGCGACAATGTTATATGTCTCTTCTTCCTGCCCAAACTTGTATCCATAATTCTGCGAGACTTCTTCGGTAGTCTCCCTAATGAGGGACGACGTGACGAGAGATCCGTGCATAGCTGAAAAGAGAGCACCACCAAATACGCCAGCAACACCAAGCATATGGAAAGGGTGCATAAGGATGTTGTGCTCTGCCTGGAAGACAAGCATGTAGTTAAAGGTACCTGAGATTCCAAGGGGCATACCATCGGAGAAAGAACCTTGACCAAAAGGATAGACCAGGAACACAGCAGTAGCTGCGGCAACTGGTGCGGAGTAGGCTACGAAGATCCAGGGACGCATACCTAGTCGATAGCTAAGTTCCCACTCTCGTCCCATGTAAGCAAAGACGCCAATGAGGAAGTGGAACACGACGAGCTG